GGATTTAAAATGATGTGGACTAAGAAACTAAAGCAACTTGTAAAAAATATTCAAAATCCAAAAAGATGTAAGGAGTTAGTATCATGAGTGAATATGACAACGTAGTAGAAAGGCAAAGACAATTAATTGCCGCAGAAGAATGGGCATCAGGTGTTGCTCAAATACACGTGCATTCTCTTAGTTCTATGGCATACGATGATAGACCAGGCGATACAGAAAATGGTAAATCAGTTACTGACCGATCATATAATAATGGTCTGATTGAAAGAAGTCAAGACGGCCAGATAATACATTACTTCGGCAAAAGGCTAGAAGGTGATGAACTTATCCAAGAGTGGAGGAAAAAGAACTAATGTCAGTTACTAATTTTTATGCAGGGTCACTTAGATATGGTCCTTCAGGTAAAAAACGTAAAACTATATCTATGTCTAAACCTAAGAGAAAAACTATGGCCGACTATAATTGGTCGACCCCAAAAGAAAATGCTGTAGTACGAGAAACTAAGCATTACCCATCCGCTCCACTTACGTCCTATGAAAAGATAGAGGACCAAAGTTGGAAGTTGGACGAGAGTAAAAAATTTACGGTTGCACCAGCATATAATAAAGGTGCGTACCAAGTCATTCCTAAGAGTGACATTAAACACATAGGGAAATAATATGGAATTTATAGTACAATTTTTAATCTGTGCATTGACCTTTGCCTTTTTTATTGGCTCATCTGAAGTCGTAGCAAATTCAAAAGGCCAATCACTATTTAAAAATAAAGATGGAGACGATAACTAATGTCTAAGAGAGAAGGAAAAAAATCAGTATATGATTATATGGAATACTCAACTTATGTTGAGGGAGAGAAGAGAGCTGATGTTATTCGCACTGTAGGTGAAAAGAAAAACTTTTTCGGTGTGAGATTTATGTATCAGAATAACAATCTAGGTATTGAATGGTACCCTGACCACTCAGAAAAGTGGTCCGAGGATTGTGCAGAGAATTGGGTAATGGGTATAAAGGAGACACCTATAATTAAATAAGTTTCGAGGGTTGGTTCCTTTACTCCTTATTTTACTCTAAGGTACCACCCTCACTTTAATTAAGAAAATACTATGGCAATTAATAAAGTAAGAACAAAGTTAAGAAAAAAAAGAGTAACACTCGACGATAAGTATATGGGACCAGAACCTTTTTGGAGTCCTGGTGAATCAGCTAAACTATCAGAATCCGAAAGTATGGGTCAATGGACCAAAGGGGCTCATTGGTATAATTATTTCTACAAAACTAAGGACTATGTTCCTTTTGTAATAAAGTATGCTGAAGAAGTATGTAAGTTTAGTAAAGAAGAAATAAAGGCTTTAAAACAAGTAGAAGATTGGAGACTAATTTTAAATGTAAAGGCTGTATGTAGATTACACTTTAGAGGTTGGGAACATACCGAAAAACAACATAAAATGGTCAAAGAATATTTACTTGAAATAATGGAATATGGTAAAACTATTATAGGGGTTAAGAAAGAAGAAAAGAAAAATGCTCCTCCTGTAATATCACCAGCTGAAAGAACTCGTAGAAAAGTCATGGATACTGTATATGAATTATGGGACACAAACATTGTTGATGGTTGGATGGAGAATGAATTTAATAATTCTATAGATGTCTTTGCAGCGTTTAAAGAGGCTGGACTAAAAAGTAATGCCATTGCCCCATTTAAAAGGGTAATTGATGACGAGTATGAAGTTATTAATGATGCGATAAACAAAACATGTGATCAGGCTGTAGAGGCATATTCACATATCAGTCTCGCAAATAAGAAGAAAATGATCAAACAGATGGACACTATCTATTCTGATTTAGATAAATTAAAATTATCTTACAAGGCAGAAAGAGGACCTAGAATTAAGAAAAGAAAGGCAACTGATGTTCAAGTAAAAGATTTAAAATATAAAGTAGAGGATATGGAATATAAATTGACTTCAATTAATCCAATTGGTATTCCTGGATCCTTAACTCTCTTCGTATTTAATACTAAGAATAGAACTTTATATGAATATGTAACTACTGCGACTGCAGGGTTTGAAGTGGGTGGAACTACTATTAAGAACTTCGATAGTAAATTATCAAGGTGTACTAAGTTAAGGAAACCAGAAGTAATACTACCTTTAATATTAACAAAAACTCAAAGACAAATTGAAAAAGTTTGGAAAGAGCAAATCACTACTAAAATTAATACTCCAAATGGAAGAGTAAATAGTGATTGTATATTACTTAGGATATTATGATTAAAAAAGAAAAGGAAGTGTTTGAACACAAAATAATGACAAAGAAAAGATTTTCTATGGCTGTTGAGAAGTTAGTTTCTGAAACTAAAAATGTATCTTATATAGATGCAGCAGTTATGATTATAGAAGAAAGAGGAATGCCATACACAAATCTTAAAAGACTACTATCAGATTCATTAAAGTCAAAGATAGAGGAAGAGGCATCGTCATTAAACTTAATTCGTGGGAAGAAAACTGGAAATAAACTACCCATATGATTTATAATAAATTAAGAAGTGCTGCCTATGGCGAGGGAAGAAGATACTTTCGTTGGTGGTTACACTGGACAGGTAGATTATGACAGAACCATTTGATTCTTATAAACTATATAATGCATTGCGACTACACTTTGAAACAGATTATGACGCAGTAAAGTATAATTATAAATCCAATGTTAGTCCTCAATCTTTTTTTAAAAGAAAGGATAAATACTTTTTTGCAAAAGTTGCAAAGAACTATGGTAATGATTTATTAGGTTATTATGTATCTAACTTTAAAGAGGGTGTATCTTATGTTGGAGATATGGTCAATGAAGTTGGAGATGATAATTATAATAAATATAAAAGAATTAAAGAAAGTATCCATCGAGTGTTCTCGGTCGATATAAATATATTAACGGAGAGTGAACTTGATTTTGATAAGTGTTTTACATCTTATAATGGTCAACTACCTCTCGTAATACAGTTAATGATGCAAGAAGATATATCATTGGAAACAGTGGTTATTCTTGACTCATTACTAGGGTTTATACCTCGTGAATCAAAGAAGATATCTGATACCATTATATGGCCAGATATTAAAAGGAGGATCGAGAAGTATAAACCATTCGTAAGCTTTGATGATATTAAATGTAAAAATTTATTATTAAAGGGGTTTACAAATAACACATAATGTGTTATAATATAAAGTCTATATTATGTATAAAGTGGATAATTCAGTAATACAATGATGAAACGGAGAAAAATATGTCATTAGAAAATCTAAAGAGCATGCGAGGCTCGTCAATAGACAAACTCGTGAAGGCAGCGGAAGCTGTGTCCACAACTAAAACAGAATCTAATTCTTACGAGGATAATAGATTTTGGAAACCTACCAGAGATAAAGCAGGAAACGGTTATGCCGTAGTCAGATTCCTACCCGCTCAAGAAGGCGAAGACCTTCCATGGGTAAGATATTGGGATCATGGCTTTAAAGGTCCTAACGGTCTATGGTATATAGAAAACTCTTTAACTTCTATCGGTCAACAGGATCCTGTATCAGAGATGAACTCTGTTCTATGGAATTCTGGTAGAGATGAGGATAAAGCTATCGCAAGGGAAAGGAAAAGACGATTACATTATGTAAGTAATGTTCTAGTTGTATCTGATCCTGCTAATCCAGAAAATGAAGGTAAAGTATTCCTTTATAAATTTGGTAAGAAAATCTTTGATAAAGTAATGGAAGCTATGCAACCAGCTTTTGAAGATGAAACTCCTATCAATCCTTATGACTTCTGGGAAGGTGCTGATTTTAAAATTAAAATCAGAAAAGTAGAAGGTTGGGTAAACTATGATAAGTCAGAGTTTGCAAGTCAATCTTCTTTATATGATGGTGATGATGCTAGGTTACAAGAAGTATATGGGAAACTATATTCACTTCAAGAATTCCTTACTCCTGAAAACTATAAAACTTATGACGAATTAAAGGCTAAGTTAAATAGAGTTTTAGGTGTTGAGGCTGGACCTATTGCAGCTGCACCAGTGGTCGCTGATGTGATGGAAGCACCAACTATGTCATCTAATGATTCACCAGCTATGGATACTCCAGAGGCTAGTGATGACGGAGAGGACACTTTATCTTACTTCGCCAAATTGGCACAAGATAATTAGGGAGAGATCCTTTAAATAGGACACGTCCTTATAGAATAAAATAGAATATGTTTTTTCAAGGTCTCGAAAGAGACCTTTTTTTTATTTACAGTGAAGTTTATTTGCTTGTCTTTGAAATGACTTTTCAATTTGTCTGTCAAACCAAGTACGAAACCATTGTCTAATTTTGCCCATAATTTTATCTAAATACTGCTGAATTGTAACTATTAAGAATTGTAGATGAACGCGAAGGTCTTTCTGTTACAATAGTGGTTGATTGTGAACTACTTGAGTTATTTGATACATTAGTTTGAAGAGTAGAAGGTAGAGTAAACCCTTGAGCCTGTAAGTCTGCCATAATATCTGCGTTCTCAGCACCTAATTGACCCATATCAAAACCTTCTCCAGTTCCAATTTTAGATTGTCTCTCTTTTTCTAATGCTGCCTCTGCTGCGGCTGCCTCATTCTTTTCTCTTATCTCATCAGCTGCTCTTCTACCTCTTCCTGTATCAAGACCCTCACCTATAGCATCCAATGCTGATGTATCGAAATCATCTCCTAATATCCACCCTGCGGCTCTCTTACCTAAGAAACTTATCATCTTTCTAGGTATGAATGTAATTCCATTTACAATCATTGATAAGAAATCAACAAAATATAACATTGCAACTTTTAGAGTGTCCATAATAGTTGCACCTGGTCCTAAACTCTCTCTTAATTTATTAAACGCAAAGAGTAGTACTCCAAGAAAGGCAATTACTCCAGCTGCTACTCCGATTGCAGGTAACATTGGAGCTAACATTGCACCTACTGATGCGAACATTCCAGTAAAGAAGGCTGATATTGCAGGTAATGCAGTGACTAACATGAAAGCTCTAACAGTCTTCATAGTATTCAGTACAGTAAAGAGACCACTAATTAGTGCGGGACCAAAATATACTAGGGCAAGACCTAATAAACCTGCGAACAGTGCAAAGTTATCCTTAAGAGTAGTTTTAAATGTTTCCATATCACCAGTAATTAAGGCCTCTAACGCGTCTACTATAGTAGTAAACCAGTCAACAACTTTCATTACTACAGCTCCTAATGTTTCTGGACTAAATACCGCAAGAACTACTGCGGCCAAACCAGCAACAAAACCACCACCTTTCGCCATAGATTTTAATTTATCATTAAAACCTTTAACACCATCAGCGATTCTAAGTAAAGTGCTTTGAGATTTGTCACTCTTGATTCTTTCTTCCCTAAAATCTTCTTCAGTTTTTACACTTTCTTCTAAATTTTGAACTTGTTTTCTGGCCAGTTTAATTTGTTCTTGATCACCACTTGCCAAGGCCTTCTTTAAATTATTTTGAGCCTCTCCAAAGGCAAACTTTAACGATTCTGTTCTTTCCTTATCATCTTTAGTTTTTGAACCTAAACTTAATGCACTTAATCTCTTACCAAGGTCATTTGTACCTAAAGTTCCTTTGGCCGTTTCTGTTTCTGTATCTTCTTTTATTTTATCAGTAACACCTTTCAGTCCTAACTTTTCTTCTTCCTCTTTTAAACTTTCTTTTAATTTTTCAAAGTTTTCATCATCTTGTTTCTTGTTCTCTAACGCAAGTTTTTCAGCCTTTTCGGCGTTCTTCTTTTTATTTTCTAGTTCTTTATTTTTCTTTTCTAATGCATCGGCTTGTTCTTTAAACGCACCTGCATTAATTTTGGCGGCTGCATTGGCACTTTTTTGAATTTCAACTAATTCCTCTAGTCTGGCCGCAACTGAATTTGAGTTTTTATTTTTACCTAATAGTTCTTGGACGGAGTTTAAAGAATCTTCTATTAATTTTGCATTCTTAACATCACCAACATCTCGTAACTTTTGAGCAGTAAAAGAAGATTCTTGGATTTTGGCCTGAGCTTCTTGAAGATTGGACTGACGTTGAAGTTCCTTCTGTTGTTTTCCAATTAATTCTTTCTGTAAGTCATTGGCCTTCTTTTCATCAGAAGTCTTTTGTCTTAACTTTTTATTATCCGCCATTTCTAACTATTCCTATTTTTTATTTGAGAAAGCTTGTGAACCAAAGAATGCTGCCACAATACCAGCTACAGCCACGAAGTAAGTCGCCGCCATATCCCCTAGTATTTTACTAGCAGAATCTAATCCTACAAGAACTGCGAGTACTACTGCAAATGGATATAACAACATTCCACCTAATGCGAACCATGCCATTTTTCTTTGTGCATCTCTCATTGCATCAGCATCTTCAAGTTCTTTTCTTTTAAACTCTAAGTACATGTCTTGTTCTTTTTTAGTTACCTTACCATCGCCGTTGGTATCGGCTGGGTGATAACTTGTTTTAACTTCTTCTTTTTTTAACTCTTCCATTTTTTCTGTTGAGCTTTCTGACGCTCATTCTCCTCTTTAATGTGTTCTACTAGTAGGGCGACATATATCTCCCTTTCCCATGGTAACATATTATCTAATTCCGTTAAACTATAACCATGATTCTGCATCATTGCGAAATTAGTTTTAAAATGGTTTACGAGATTATCATGTGAAAGGCCTAAGTAAAAAAACTTTGGAGACCTCTTAACTCCAATTTATTCTCGTGTCCACATTTGTTACACTTATATTCTATATTATGAACTAACGATGGGATATTACCTAACCATTCAGAAATCTCTTTAAACTGGTTAGAGTTTAACGCATCGATAAAGTTTTCCAACTCTTCGTCGCTTTGATCGACTGCTGGGTAAACGTTATCATTATCAAAAATACTCTTAATACTTTTAATAATTAATTGCGTCATCGCCTTAAGTTGTCCTTTAGTATCTCCTTCTTTAGTTACATTTAGTCCTTCTAAATCACTTAAAGATGGGTATTTAAACTCAATTCCAACCTCGTCATTAATCATAACAATATTATTTCTATCTTCGTTAATCTTAACACCTAACTCGTCAAGGTCAACTACTTGTGGGTTTTCATAATCACATTCTTCACATTTTAATTTTAATTCTACTTTCTCTCCCACTGATTTTGATCGAAGTCTTAAAAAGAGTTCTTCCAAATCGAAAGTAGTAAAAGTATTAATATCAATATCTGCATAGATACATGAACTTAATACATCTTTCATTGTTCTTACAATAAGTTTATCATCTTTCGATTCTAAAGCTACCATAAGGAGTTTTTCTTCTTTAACTAAGAAAGGTCTAAACTCAATCACCTGTCCAGTACTTGGTATAGTCGCCTCGTACTTAGACGCATTCACTAACGGCAAAGCCATAATTTATTCTCCTATTATATTATCCAAATATAGAAAGACCAGAAGTAAGCTGTGATACAGTACTACTTAATGGTCCTTCTACTTCATATTTATCATATCCAAAAGTAATATCTACCTTTGAAAATTCATTCTCATTTCCATTCCCTAATTCTATATCACCAATATTTATAGGGAATGCATTTATTAACTTAACTCCATAAACAGGGACATCTTCTTCATCTAACTGTTGAATGACTATGTCTGTCGAGTAGTCGGTTTTATAT